AAAAAAGTAACGTCTGTCGTTGCGTCCCAATCTAGGGAAGCCGGTGCATCAGGGGCACCACTTACGGTGTACCAAATTTTATTTAGTGCAACGTGCGTGCATGAATTACCGTTCGTAGTCGATTTTTCAAGTGCCGAAACATCAACTAATGTTGTGCTACTGGCATTTCCATCTGAGTATATAGAACAATACGTAACTAATTTTTTATCAAAGTCGTACTGAATAGTTGGTCCTGTGACTGTATTAGCCATAAGTTACCTCCTATTAAGCGTCAGCAAATGGTGTTACTAAAGTTCCTGAACCTAATAACTGGGCTGCAACATGGTATTTAGCACTTGCCATAGCAGTTACAATAACAATACTACCCACTAATCCGCCTTTCGTTGTACCATTTTGAGTAATAACATCATTAGCTGCAGCAGAAATAAAGGTTTTACCGGCTGCGCTGTCATCAAGACCAGTGTATGCGCCACCTACAAACTTATCCGTACCATCCGTTAAGATATCCATATCTGTAGCAGCAGTTACTACTATAAAAGTGAACTGAGCACCTAAGTTAGCTAATTGGTTTGGATCTGTTTTATCTGTAGGTTCTGTAACCACGATACTAGGAAGTGTGAACACTCCGTCTGCATCATTACATAAAAGTGGTATTCCTGCGTGAGAAGCAACCGTAATTGTTGTATTAGCAGTTAAGCTGACAACAGAGTTATAACCTGCATTGATAAATCCAGCAAGGGATCTTACTGGACCTGAAAAAGTTGATTTAGCCATTTTATTCTCCTAACTAAAACTGTTATATCATCTTGGAGTAAGTCTGCCGAGTCAGTTGATACAACAAATTATCTCGGAACGCTTTGAGTATATCAGAAAAAGTTTTAAAGGGAATAGAAATAAAGTGCCGGGTTGAGTAAGAAACCCCCGGCGGGGTTCCATAATTGTCTAATTAGCCTTATGCTCCAGGACTACCAAATACCGCACGGGGGTCAGACCACCCGAATGAGTATCTTTCGCGAGCTTTATACCTAACATTACCGGTATCAAAATCAGCTTCCATCGAAGTTCTGATTGGTGAACGATCAAACATTTTGAATCCGTTCGGACAATCAGTCTTGATGAACCAAGCATCAGTATCTGTCAGATAATGATTAACTGTGTACCCTTCAGGGACGAGGCCCATATTACGTACAGCGTTAATGTCATTATCAGCAGTGCTTACTCTGCCTGGTGATTCTAATATTCTATCAGCAACGAATTGTAATTCTTTAGGGAGAACTAATTTAGTCCCCTGAAGAGCTACTTTTAATCCACGCTCATCAGTGAAGGCAGCTATATCAATTAGTGCTTGTTCCAATGAAGTTTCACTTAGGTCAGCAGATGTTGAAAGTTCGTTCCGCAAGTTAGGACCGCCCACAGTGGGGTGGTCAGTTGCGCAAAGTTCTTTCGTATCACCGCCAGGGTAACTTGAATTGAAAGCTCTATTTAATACAGAAGCTCCTTTGATTTGCTTGGTATTCGCCATACTTCTTGCAAGTGCTCTAGTATATCTTGCCGATAATCTATCGTACAAGTTATCTTCGACCGCTTCTTCTGTGATGCTGAATGCCAGCGCCACAGTTTCATGCGTGTAACGTGATGTGAAAGCCTCTTGGGCTTGATCAAACGCTACGCCTGCTCCTTCTGACTTAACCGGTGCGGTATCAAAGCCTGTCAGCATTACTTCTTCCTCGAAAGCACGATCACTTGACTCAGTTTCAAAAATTTCTTCTGATTCTTTGTCATATCTATCGTACTCAAGGCCGAATAATGCGTTCAAACCTGGAAGTAATTCTTTGACTAATTGGGCTCTAGTAATTGCCATCTATATTACTCCTTATGTACCAGCGACTCCACCGCGCATGTAATGCTCATTAATTAAAACAATTAAGTTTGCATTATCTGCGGTGAGATCACCGTTTACGTCATCTTGGACCACACTCACAATTTTTAGCTGAAGTGCTAAAGTAGTGTCAATACTGGTAGAGTCTAGTTCGCGAGTAGCAACACCGGTAGTTGTACTACCACCTATCCCATCAGTATCAGCATTTCTGCCTATACATGTTTGGGCCGAAGCACCATCCGCCTGGACAATAAACAATTGATTAGGGTCGTCATAGATATAAGCTTCTATGTCTCCACTTCCAAGTGCCGTTGTGCTGGCTGGATAGTAATTCTTAAAGGTAGGAGTTCCGTCAGTAGCAACATAATAACAATGCGAAAACGCACCAACTATATTAGCAGAACTAACTGCTGCTGAGTTGATATAACCACCTGCGAATATCGTTAAGTCACCTTGGTAGATGCTTGTACCATATCCTGTGGTTACAATATTATATTTGTTAACTATCTGAACAGAAGAACCGGCGCTGTTCCCCTTATAGGGGTTTAAGCCAAAGGCTTTGTCTACATTTGCCATTTCTTGTCTCTAATTTCCAAGAATTAAAATCAAGAACCCTTATTCGGATGAATCTTGGGTTCCACCTATTGTTACGCGAGATTGTCTCTCAGGTCTACTGATAGACATCGAGGGGTGACTTCCATCTCTCAACATATCGTTATCGACAGCGTCCATCTGATTTTGCGTTTTAGACGCAAAAAACTGATCTCTTTCCTGTACGGTTTCGATAGGAATCCTACATAGAATCAACCCGCCAACTCCAATCACTCCTTCAAATTTACCTTCTTCCACTATCGGAGATTCAAAGTCTGGGTATTCATCTGCTCTCACAGGTACCCAACCTTCTCTGATCCGAGCCATGACGTTCTTACGATCATCTTGGCCTCTAATCTCTAATCTCACCCAGCGGTGAACATGTCCTTCGGGAGGTTTTGGTGCATCCAATGCGGATGGCGGGGCCCATGGTTTTCTCGCTACTTTCTTTTCACGAGTTTGGGCTTCGCGTGGTTCACGACTTTCGTCGATGTTTTTATTTTTCGTTGTCATTGTTGCTCCACGTTATTCAACATATTTCGCGTACTCTTCTAAAGGCACACCCAATTTCTTTGCTATTGTTACCTGTGACGGTGTGAGTCTCACAGTCTTGCGTCCAGACTTAGCACTGCGTTTAGCAGATGCAACCGCTTGAACGGGACGATTCGCTTGAGTCTTGCCCTC